AATTCCCGTTCGCCCAGCAGCCTACGGAAAACCTCTACAAGAAGCAGTTTATCAATTTCCATTCAATGATAACCAGTTGCCAGACCTGCTGCAATGTATCCAGTTCTTTGGGCAAGCAAGCAACACTATTGCATCGCAAAACTCAGCTAGACAAGGACAGTTTACTAAAGGTAATCGCACAATGCATGAGTACCAAGATATTATGGATCATGCACAGGCGCCGGACCAAGTAACTGCTATGGTTTACGAGACTCAAGTATTTGCTCGCTTGAAAGAGATTCTGAAAATCAACATCCTGCAATTCCAAGGTGGCACCCAGCTCTATAATAAACAATCTAATCAAATTGTGACTATCGATCCTATCGCACTTAGAAAATCTATCTGTCAATTTAAAGTTGGTGATGGCTTGGTGCCAACTGATAAAACTATCGATGCTGATACGCTCCAAGTATTTATGCAGATGGCCTCACAACCTGGATCTCCACTAGGACAACAGTTTGATCTTGGCGCATTGATGACTTATTTCTTGAAAACGCAAGGAGCAGATGTTAATGATTTCCGCAAATCTCCTCAGCAAATGGCATATGAATCTGCTATGGGCCAGTGGACATCTACTATTCAGATGATGATGGAAACTTTCCAGACTGCTGTGAAAGCTGCTATTCCTGAACAATTAATGGATATTATGCAACAAGTACAGAAGATGCTTCCTCCGCAACCTAACCCAGCACAGTTTGGTTATAACCCGAATACCGATCAGAACCAGCAAACACTGCCAGTTAATGGGGGCGCGGCCGCCCAGCAGCAACAATCGCAACTAGGATCAATTCTAGAAGGTGCTACAAGCGGAGGTGCCCAGTAAACTCAGAACTACCAACTAACCCACTTTACGAAGAGTTAGATAGAAGTATGCAAGATATTCTAGAAGATTATAAACAACAAGGTGAACCCAATGCCAACCCCAAAACAGACTAGATTTACAGCTTACGATTTCACTGAAGAGGAAATGAAATCTGCTTCAGTTCTCAATCCTCTCCAAAAGATGTTTATCCAAACACAAGTAGCTAATATTGCTCAGCAAGTTCTAAATCTAGATGCAGCTGATAGAAAGGAACTTGCAGATTTTGAAATCCAGCGAGCCTACCTTAAAGGCCAGATGGAAGTTCTAGAACACCTCCTGGAACTATCTGCTGCGATGGAATTGAATATCCAAGAAGAGCAAGCAGATGCTAGTAATTCCTTCGTAGTAACTCAGCAGTCCCTTAACCTTTATACTAGAAATGAGGAGTAATATCATGAGCGGAATTATGGAAAAACTTTTTGGTCAAAAGCCTGTTGGTGGTATGGGCCAACAAACTCAACCGCAATCGCCACTTCCTACTCCTGCTAATATTCCAGCTGGTACTGGTACTGGTAATCCTGGTACTGGAGGAACTGCAGCTAATGGAGTAGTTCCTACTGGGGCTAATCCTACAGGCAGTGAATCTGGCGGAACTGCTAACCAATCCCCATTCGCGGCCTTTGAGAAGTTGTGGGAACCTAACGTTGGTCCTGATGGGAAACCAGTTGCTGTAACTAAGGAACCGCTGTTCAATGTGGATCCTAAAACTGTTATGGAAGCTGCCCAGAGAACTGATTTCAAATCAGTTGTTACTCAGGAACAAATGCAAAAAATTGCTGCTGGTGGTCCGGAAGCAGTAGCTGCAATGATGGATGCAATGCAAGCAATGTCTGCATCTGTCTATGCAAATGCTGCTGTAGCTGCAACTAAAATTGCAGAATCTGGTATCACTAAAGCACTGGCTCAAGCCGAACAACGGCTACCCTCTGTGATTCGTAATCAGTCTCTCAACGAATCGCTGTCTGCTAAAAATCCCGCTCTAAAAGATCCTGCTGTTCAGCCAATTGTAGAACTGGTTAAAAATCAGTTCGCACAAAAGTATCCTAATGCCACGGTATCAGAACTCCAGGATATGGCGGAGAAATACATGATTGCTGCAGGCTCTGCATTTAACCCGAATGCAAATTCTGCTAGCAAACAAGAGCAAGATCAGCGAGCTCAGATCCAGAAAGAAAATGATAACTGGGATATTTTCTTTGGCCAACAACCTGGATCTAGTGGGCAGAATTTTAATTTCTAGTGTTTTAAAATCTTAGGAGAAAATCATGACTTACGGAGTTACTACGCCTACTGGTATTACTCGCCCGGTAATTAAAGATCCAGGCGGTTTGGAACTGGTAGGAGGTGCTGGGTATGGTAATACTGATAATCCTGGTCTTGCAGCTGGTGCTATCACTACCGTTGGTGCAGGTACTATCACTAACGCAAAGATTGATGGCCAGTTGATTTATCGTACTGGTCCGACAGCTGGTTATATTGACACGTTTGACACAGCAGCTAATTTGGATGCAGGTGTTGGTAATAACATGCAACCTGGTGATTGCATGGTTATTTGGTATTCTAACCAAGTAGCCTTTACAGCGACGATTGCTGGGGCAGCTGGTGTTACTCTCGCGTCGACTAAAACTACTATTGCAGCTTCTGCACTTGGTTGTTTGGTTCTGCAGAAAGTTACTAATGCCGTCCTTAATACGCCGCCTAGCTATAATACGTCTGGTCAGTACGCACCTACGTATGCTTCTAACGGTACGTATAACTTGTATGTTCTGTAATCCTGGCTAGCAATTTCGCTAAAAACTCACGCTACTTTGGAGAAATAAAATGAGTGTCGGTATTTTTACTACTGGCCAGGTTACGCAAGATTTGGCACGTAAATCTTTCGCTGGCATGATTACTCGACTTATGCCTAATGGTACTGCACCATTGTTCGGTATGACGAGTATGTTGGAAACGGAAACTGCAGTTCAGATTGAGCATGGCTTCTTTACGAAAACTATGCTCTTTCCACAACTGACTATTACTGCAGCTGGACAGTTGTCAACAGATACTACTTTCACTGTTACTTCTACTGTGAATGTACTTCCTGGCATGATTATGACTGTTCCTACCACTGGTGAGAACATCATTGTCAATAACGTAGTTTCGCCTACTGTAGTTCAAGTAACTCGTGCAGTTGGTACTGTTGCTGCAGCTGCAATTGGTGCTAACGTTGTTCTCTATCAAGTCGGTAATGCGTACGAAGAAAGTTCGCTCCGTCCGAATTCGCTGATTATCAATCCTGTGCGTGTTACGAATCTTACGCAAATCTTCCGGAATACTTGGGCGATTTCGGAAACCATTCGTGCTACGCAAATGATTGCTGGCGAAACTAACATTGCTGAATCGCGTATCGATTGCGCAGCTTTCCACGCAAAAGATATTGAAACAGCTTTGTTCTTTGGCCAGAAATCTCAGGGAACTCGTAACGGACAACCATTCCGCACGATGGATGGGTTGATCAATATTGTAGGCAATCTTGCTTACTATCCTTCGTATTATGCAGCTGTTAACGTTTACACTGCTGCAGCTACTACGAACTACACTCAGTTCGAAGCAATGTTTGATCCGCTGTTCAACCAAGCAACTGATCCGAAAGTTGCTAATGAGCGTGTTTTGTTTTGCGGTGGTACTGCCAAGAAAGTGATCAATAATATTGGTCGCGATAATGGTACATACTACATGGTTGACGGTCAAACTAGCTGGGGTCTGCAATTTACAACGATTAAGATTGCTCGTGGTACTTTCCGTTTGATCGAGCATCCGTTGTTTAACTCGAATACTACCTGGTCGTCAATGGCAATTGGTGTAGATCTTTCTACTTTCCGAGTTGCATATCTCGGAGATCGTAAGACGCAAAACCGTGAGTTTAATGCTTCTGGTGATGCAGCCGCCGATAATGGTATCGATGCAGTAGGTGGAACTCTTACGACTGAAATGACCTGCGTAGTTAAGAATCCCCCTGCAAATGGTGTTGTTTATGGGTTCACTGCAGCTGCTGCTGGTTAATTATCTTTTGTACAAATCTTAGGGGCCGTTGGTATTTGGGCAGTTCTTTTCTGGCTGCCCTCTTTTTCGGTCCCAGTTTCCTTCCAACGGAGTTATAAAATGGCTGAATCCCTTTTGCCTAAGCAATCAGTTCTTGAGCCGCACCCTGTTCAAGAAGGCTGGCTGCGAATCTTTAAATCTCGTCTTGCACGAATCCAATATGTTTTTCGGGATGGTAGTCTCGCAGTATTTGCTCCACGCACAGGTGAAACTTCTGGGCATTATCTGACAGATGATCCTATGAAGATTGCAGAACTAGAAGATATTGCTAAAAAGAATCATATCCATATCTATATGGACCCGAAAGATATGGCAGTTGAAACTCGCTTGGCAGATCCTGCAGTTGCAGCTCGCGAACAGATTGCAGTTGCTGAGCGCGAAAAACTTATTGCTATGCTTGGCGATCCTAACCAGTTGAAAGGGGCCGGCATTGATCCTGAAGCTATGCAAAAACTTATTGCTAGTATTCAAGCAACACGAGATATGGGGTCGACGGAAGCCAAACCAGAATTGCAAGGAATTGCTAATTCTACCACTATTGCAGCCGCAGCTGTAGATTCGAATGGTGCAGCAGTTAATGCAAGTCCTACTGGTAGCCAAGTTCCTGCAGCTGGAATCCAGATCAAAAAGGTAGGTAGCTAATCATGAATTATGCAAGTCTGGTGCAGGAGGTCTATTATTTAACCAATCGACCAGACTTGGTTAATGAGACCGCTACAGCAGTACAAGCTGCAACTCTACGAGCTCACCACAGTGATTTCTACTATAAAGATCTCGTAGAAGTTGCAGCTGAATTTACAAATCTAGCCTACATCCAGCAGATTCCACTTTCCTTTTTCACAAATTTCCGTTCACTGAAATATCTAAGAAAATACTATCCAGGTACCAGTCCTAATAATCCTCCTAACCAAGATCAATCTCCTAACAATCTTCCCCCACTTTATGGGATGTATTATGCCCCAGGAGCAAATTTACCAGATGGCCGCTTCTTTAAAATTATAACTCCAGATGAAGCATTAGATTCGTATTTTATAAACAAAATAGATGTAGCTTATATTGCAGGTCAGCTAGTTCAGATTCGCTCAGCAGATTATTTCCAGTACGCACTCTGCGGCTATTACGCACACCCAAATGTAACATCTGGTGGATATAATTCTTGGATAGCAAATGAGAATCCTTTTGCGATTATCTATGCAGCTGCAGCAATTGTATTCAAAACTATCGGGTATGATGAACAGAATGCCCAATATCAACAGCTGATGCAAGAAGAAATTGCTATGCTTCAAATGTCTAATATTGTAGCAGTTGGTAGCTAAGGAGTTAAAACTATGTCATCCGTATGGGAACCAGTTCCTCCTGGCGGTACAGGATT